AAGATATCCAGAGTGCATTATTGAATTTGGTGGACCGCAAGCAACTAAAAAAATGCTCGATGAGAATGATTTTATCGATTGCATAATGCTTGGAGGGGATGGTGAAGTTAACTTCTTGGATTTACTGAGAACTATTGTAGAAGAAAAAGATATAACTCACATTTACGAGAGGGGAAGAATACAAGACTTAGAGTTTCCTAGTCCATATCAAACGGGTTTGTTTGATAAATTAGTCTCCGAAAATCCAGATACTTTGTGGGCAACTGTTATTGAATCTAATAGAGGATGTCCCCATAGATGTACTTACTGCGACTGGGGTGGTACGACTATGAGTAAAATTAACAAGTTTAACTTACAGAGAGTTCAAGATGATATTGAATGGGCGCGTGATAATAACGTGGCATTCTTGATGATGACTGATGCAAATTTTGGTATATTTGCCGAGAGAGATTTGGAGATTGCAAAACTATTGAAGAAAGCGGGAGATCATCCAAATAGCAAGATTGAAGATATTGTTCTTCAATACTCTAAAAACTCAAATGAGGTTGTATTTGAGATTACAAAAGAGATGGGTGGATTTGCTAGACGTGGTGTTACCGTCAGTGTTCAGAGTATGAATCAACCAACTCTTAAAGCAATTAAGAGAAAAAATTTACATATAAAAGACCTCAAAGGACATATGGAACTTGCCAAAAAATGGGGAGTTCGTACATACTCTGAATTGATTCTTGGTTTACCTGAAGAAACATTAGAGTCTTGGAAAGATGGAATTTGCACCTTACTATAATGTGGTCAACATGAGTCTATTGACGTTTGGTTCTGCCAAGTTTTTGGCAACACTGAATTGAACAGTGCTTTATCGAGAGAAGTATATGGAATTCAAACAGTACAAGCAGAAGATTATGTATCATTCACAAATACTAAAGATTGTATAGAAATTAAAGAGACTGTAGAAATTATTAAAGGAACGAATACATTACCGACAGAAGAATTAATAGAAGCGTATCTTTATGCGTGGATGATAGTACAATTCCATATCAATGGATATTCTCAAATAATATCAAAGTATTATAGAAACAAAAATAAAACCAAATATAGAGAATTTTATGACAGATTGTTTAGTGCAATAAAAAGTGATCCTGTTTTATTTGGGCAGCATTATAAAAATCTCTACGATAAAATATATAATTACATGACCACTGGAAAAGTTACCGACAGTACTGGACATGCATTAGAAATGTCAATGGCGACGGACTACAATTTATTTTGGGAGAATAAAGAACATACATTTAGTCTAATCTCTAAATGTTGGCAGGTTGAAGATTATCTACTAGATTTCCAAAAAGAATTTGTATATAATCCACATAGAGAGTATCCAATAAAATTATCTTTACCCTTCGATTTGGACACTTGGAAAGATAAGAATACCGACTACAATATTTGTAATCCTAGAGAAGAATCCGAGAGATATGATATGTGGGTATTAAAACGCAAAGGTCTTGATAAAAATACTATTGTAAAATTATGAGAAATCTATACATGTTCCAACCGCAGTATGCGGTAGAAGTTAGAAAAGAGGATACGTATTGGTTACCGTATAGCGTTGGATGTCTTTGGGCTTATTGTCTTCAATATGGTGACGTTGCTAGTGGGTATCACTTAAAGGATTTTATTTTTAAAAGAGAGAATCCAGAAGAACTTGTTGCAAGATTGGAAGATCCTGTAGTTTGTGCATTTAGCACCTACATTTGGAATGAACAATACAATTTGCATGTTGCTAAGTTAATAAAAGAGAGGTATCCGCATTGTGTCATAGAATTTGGTGGACCTCAAGCAACCGAGAAACTTGCAAAGTATGACTTCATTGATTGTATTATTATCTCTGAAGGTGAGCAATCATTTTTAGATCTTCTTCGGAAGATCATAATGCATGAACCTTATGAGAGAATCTATAAAAAAGAAAGGATAGAAGATTTGGACTTCCAAAGTCCATATCAATTGGGGGTATTTAATAAAATAATTGCAGATAATCCTGATGTTCTCTGGTCTATGACGATTGAGACCAATAGAGGTTGTCCTCATAGATGCACTTATTGTGACTGGGGTGGAATGACATATCAGAAAGTTAAGCACTTTGGATTGGAAAGAATCGAACAAGATATTAATTGGGCAGCAAGGCACAATGTCGGATTCATATTCAATGCAGATGCAAACTTTGGAATGTTCAAAGAGAGAGATCTTGAGATTGCTAAACTCTTCCGAGATGCAGCAAATCGTGGTAAAATAGAAGCGATTAACGTTCAATATTCAAAGAACTCAACTGAAGTTATATTTGAAATTGCTAAGATCCTTGGTGATATTAGTAGAGGAGTAACACTCAGTGTTCAAAGTATGAATGAACCGACTCTTAAATCGATTAAGAGAAAGAACATGAGTATCAATAAAATCTCCGAGCAAATTGAAAAGAGTAAAAAGTATGGTGTAAAAACATACACTGAGCTGATACTTGGATTACCAGAAGAGACTTTAGATTCTTGGAAGGATGGATTCGCTCAGATACTTGAATGTGGACAACATGAATCTATTGATGTTTGGTTCTGTCAAATGTTTGGTGATACTGATTTGAATAGTGCTTTGTCAAGAGAGGTTCATGGTATTAAGACTATCAAAGCAGAAGACTATATGTCCTTCAGTAAAGATGACCATGGCATTAAAGAAGTCATCGAGTTGATCTCGGAAACCAACACAATGACTAATGATGAACTTATTGAAGCATATCTTTATGGTTGGTTAGTCATTCAGTTTCATATTGCTGGTTATACTCAACTTGTAGCTAAGCATCTCAATAGTCTAGGAGTAGGATATAGAACTTTCTATGATACCCTATTTGAGTATATAAGGAATGATATTGGTATTATTGGAGATCATTATAGAGAAATTGAAAGATCAGTATCTCACTATATGAAGACTGGTAAGATTCTGGATCAAGGAAAGCACGGACACACTCTTCATGCTGCAAGTTTTGCCTTTATGTTTAGAAATAAGCAAAGTATATTTAATATCTTATCCGACCTTAATTTGGTTGATAAAGATATTCTAAAACTTCAAAAAGCTTTTATTTTTGATGAGAATACTCAGTATCCGTATCAGTTAGATTGTGGAACTGAAAAGTATACTGTAGATACTGAGTTTAAAGAATTTGACAGGAATGATCCCCACACTGTGTTTATTTTGAGGCGTAAAGGTTTGCTAAAGAATCAACTGTGTAAGGTTTGAATGCTTCAATTGCTTCATCCCACAAAATTCTTCTCTCATATGGAGTGTTTTTGTCCATAAGAGCAATAGTAACAGTAAATCTTTTATTATCTGTTGGATTATGTGAGCTATGAAGAGGACCTACATTCACTAAACTTGGAGTAGATACATCTGCTTCATATTCTAAAGTCGAATACTGCTCTCTTGTTACAAGAACCTGTCCATGATAGTGGTCATTAGTTCTATCACCTACATTATATTCACTTCTTTCTGGAATTTGAGTTGAGCAAACTTGTTCTGCACTGGTACTAACTCTCATCACCATATCAGATTTCCACCATCTCATGGTGCTACCTTCACCACCGAATTGAAAGATTAACTTTGCCCAATCAGCATAATAAACATTATCAGAGTGAATTACACCATCATCATGTGGAGGTGTGTAGAAAAATTCAATCCATGTAGAGGTAAATCCCATACTCTCTAACCAGGGTTTTATCTTATCGTTACCGAGATCTTTAAACTCTAATTGCTTATGGAACTCTGGCCAACGTATTCCTTCCGTGCGATATTTTGACACATCAATATTGGGGACATACTCCCCAATATCCAAAAATCTATGATATAAATTCATAATCAGACTATTTCAGGTGCTTCCGTACTTCCTCCATCTTTTGCCCCATCAAGATTTGGTTCTTGAATTGGTGCTCCTAAATCCTCACCACCAGCAGGAATTGGTTCTCCAGTTGCAGGATCGACTGGTGCATTAGGATCAGGAATAATTCCTGCGGCAATTTCTTGTTTGATTAATTTATCTTGTTCGATAATTTCCTCATCAGTCTGACGAAGAATCTTACGACGAACATAATCTTGAGAATAATACTTGCCAATATAAGGTTCTGCAGTTGCAGCGATATTAAGTCTCTCGGTCATCAACTCTGCATCTTTGAGTTCAGAGAAGTGATTATCGTAGAGGAAATCATATTGAATATGCTCGGACATTGTATTCCAATCTTCTGGAGATACAATATTTTTGAGAATCAACTGAGTTTTGAGGAGATCATTAAACATGGCAGAGAATCTCTTTCTCAGTCGCCCAACAAACTTAGTGAACTTCAATTCATCTCTAAGAATTTCTGACGAACGACCAAGGTTGAATCCTTCTTGACCCCCAATTCTGGATGTTGGGACATTCAATGAACGATAGAGTTTTTCTTGGAAGTACTTGATATCAGACAATTCTCCAAGGTTTTGACCTCCAGGAAGAGTTGAGATTTCGGTCCCACGACCACCTTCACGTCTAGGAAGCCAGAAGTCTTCCAACATAGACATATACTTTTTGTCATCTCGAATCTCCCCAGTTTGAGCATCGTATACAAGTTTGTTACGATATCTCATCATCACATCACGAAGGTATTGTTCTGCCTTCATCTTAGGTAGATTGCCAACATCAATATAGAAGATACGACGCTCGGGTGCTCTACTCAGACGATAGATAACTAAAGAATCTTCAATCATACGAAGTTGATTAAGACCTTTAATTGCCTTATGGAGATATGACAGAGTAAGATTTTTATTACGATCTACAAGACCAGAAGTGCAGTATGTGATAGAATCTTTTGCAAACTTGATCCCTTGAGATGCTTGATTAGATCCTCTATTTGCAATAGAACCAATCTGACTAGTAGATTGATTGTAAATAAAGTATTCTTGAATGTCTGGGAATCCTGCATCTTTAGGATCCTTCTCAGCGTTTGGTTGATATCTAATATCTTCTTTCTTTTGTTTACCTGCTTGACGAATAAAACGCATTTTTAATGCGTCAATATATCTTAGTTCCTGGATACCATCGCTAGGATTTTTGAGGTCAATTACTTTATGATAATAAAGTCTACCATCTACATACCAATTTCTGTAGATCTCATGTGCTTTTTTATCAAAGTCAAGCAATTCAAGGAGATATTTGAATTCTTCTCTGATTTTTTTCTTAAGACCATCGCTTGCGTTCAAATTAGATAATTCAATCTGAACAGGACTATCATTAGTATCGCTTACAATTGCTTCGTTAACAATATCTTCAATTGCACCATCCACCTCTGGATGCAGTGCCATCTCTCTATAACGTTTAATTAAATCATATTCAGATCTATAGACGCCCTCAATGTCAACATAAGAACCAAAAAATCCACTCGTCAGATAATGATCTACCCCGTCCTCATTATTTTGAGGAACGGGGGAGACTGCACCTTTCGGCTTATTATCACCATCTTCGATGGAAAAACCAAATAACTTCGCCATTATAACTTGGGCGTAAAACTGTTAGTACTATTTATTATACAACAAATAGCACTAACTTATATCAGGAGATTACTGTTGACGTTTGATCTCCAGTCTCGCCCGCTGTCCAGTATTGTACTTGGAAATCAACCGTAAACTCTTCTGGAGTATCAGTCGATTCATAGGACAGATCAATTTGACCAACATTAGTTGGGAAGATATCATAGAACTTGTAGGATCTCAGAGGAGCCTCATATTGAGTTGCCTCCCCACCATGACCAGTGGATTCTTTGCTAATACCTCTACCAAGTTGATGAACAAATGCATCAACCATGTAAGAGCTAGGGTTAGTAGCGCCAGTTGCGTTATCTAACTTGCTCAGCATGTTCATCCAAAGTTCCATTGCTGTACGGATTCTGAAGTCCTCATCATTGATGATTGTTACAGTCCACACATCGAAAGTGCGGTCTCCCGCAACCTTCAGAACTCTTCCTCTAAATGGGATTTCGATTTGAGCAACATTAGAAGCAGGTAATGCTGCTGCCTTTGCCATGAAACTAAACTTCTCTCTAGTTTCATTATCCCAACTTCCCGCCACGAAGGCGGGGAAGCTTGGAATCTCAACCTCAAATAGGTTGGGTCTAGCAGCGCCACCTGCTAATTTGGATTTAAAGGCGCTGATAGTTCTGATGTCTCGTGCCATTTGTTAGGTTCCTCCGTTGTTTATATTATCAAATAGA